CCAATACCTATCCGAGAAAGGTGCCTAAAACATGGCATACGAAATCTCCAATTACTCGGTAAAGGTCACCCTCGTTGCAGGTGCCGACCTTTCCACAAAGCAATACACATTCGTTAAGTTGAATTCATCAGGAGAAGCAATCGCCGCGGCGGCTGCTACTGATATTCCTATTGGAGTTCTTCAGAACGCACCAACTTCAGGACAGGAAGCAGAAGTGCTTGTTGTCGGAGGTACAAAGATTGTCGCTGGTGCGGCAATCGCAGAAGGCGCACAGATTGGTACATCTTCAGCAGGTAAAGCAGTTGCTTTAGTTGCTGGTACAGATACAACCAAGTATGTCGTCGGAACACTAATTACCGAATCTGCGGCTGATGCAAACATCGTCACCGCCGTAATCAACTGTGCGAACCCGCACCGTGCGGCGTAAGGGGGATAACTAAAAATGCCACAGCCAAATATCAATTCCGTCCATGTGGACGCGATTCTTACAAACATCTCGGTTGCTTATTTACAGAACCAAGATAACTTTATCGCAGACAAGGTATTCCCAGTAATCCCTGTCGATAAGAAGAGCGATAAATACTTTACTTACACCAAGAACGATTGGTTCCGCGATGAGGCTCAACGCCGTGCGCCTGGAACTGAATCTGCTGGTGGCGGTTACAATCTTTCAACAGGAACATATTCAGCAGATGTGTGGGCTTTCCACAAGGATGTTGATGACCAAACTGTTGCTAACGCAGACGCTCCTCTAAACCCTCTTCGTGAGGCAACAGAGTTCGTTACTCGTCGTTTGATGCTTCGTCGTGAACTACAATGGGTATCCGATTTCTTCGGAACTGGTGTATGGGCTGACGATGTAACAGGTGTTGCTGGCGCTCCATCATCAGGACAGACAAAGCAATGGAGTGATTACACTTCATCTGACCCAATCTCTGACCTAGAAGCGGCTAAGGCTGAAATTCTAGGAAACACAGGTATGGAAGCGAACACTTTGGTTCTTGGATACGATGTATTCAAGTCACTAAAGAATCACCCTGACTTGGTAGACCGTATCAAGTACACATCATCACAGACAATCACAACCGATATGCTCGCGGCAATGTTCGACATTCCTCGCGTTATGGTTGCAAAGGCAGTCAAGGCAACAAATGTTGAAGGTGCGGCAGAAGCCTACGGCTTCGCTCATGGTAAGAAGGCTCTTCTTTGCCATGTTGCTCCTCAGCCTGGGCTATTGACCCCTTCTGCTGGATACACATTCGCATGGACTGGTGTATCAGGTGGACTTGGCGCAACAATCGGAACATCACAGTTCCGTATGGAATCCATCAAGTCAGACCGCGTTGAAGCAGAAATGGCTTTCGATAACAAAGTCATCTCCGCTGACCTCGGCTACTTCTGGAACACAATCGTCGCTTAATTAGTTCAAAGAAGGGGGTGGGACTTTTGACGGTCTCACTCCCTTCCTTTATTTAGGAGAAAAAAATGCCATTAGTAAACAGACTTACAAAGGGTGAAGCGGCAGTTGGCGCTCTACAAATCGGCGACAACGACATGGTTTACGGTATCGAATTCGGTACAGTAGAAATCGACCCCGCTAACCTCAACGCAACAACCCGTGGTGCAACAACATTCACATTAACTGGTGCGGCTACAACCGACATCATTATTGTGAATCCACCATCAGACTTGAACGATGATTTGATTTTCTGTGGAGCGGCTGTAACAGCGGCAGATACAGTATCAATCTATCTTTACAATCCAACCGCAGGTGCAATTAACCAAGCGGCCGCAACATTCTCATATTGCTGGATTGACACAACTGCGTAATATGAAAGCACAAATTCTTAAATCAATGATTGTTGATGGTCGCAAACTTGTGGCTGGAGACATCGTAGAAGTCAAAGGTTGGCGCCACGCTAAGTCTTTGGCTAATAATCGCTACATCAAATTGATTGAAGAAGATGTAGTTGAAGAAGTAGCAGAGGCTCCAAAGCCAAAGGCTACAAAGAAAACAAAAGAAGTCGCTGAATAGCACGGAGGGCGATTCGGTAAAATGGGTCGCCCTTCTCTTTCTTAGGAGTTTATATGGCTGTATCACACGCAATCGTTTCAGTAGGAACTACTGCAACCAAACTTACCTCAGATTATGATGGTAAAGACGGTCAGACTATCAATGTTCAGAACCCTTCAGGTGGAGCAACTGTCTACCTTGGTGGCGAGGGAGTAACAACTAGCAGTTATGGCTTCTTATTAGCCGCTGGAATCTCTTTTAGCATTGAACTTCAGGATGATGAAAAACTCTATGCTGTGGTTGCTTCAAGCACACAGAATGTAAATATCCTTCGTCAAGGCACTTGATAAATGCCTTTACCAACGACATTATCTACCTGTACGGTTGTTGGGACTTATGTAGATTTGAGCGGTAACCCTGTTCGTGGCTCAATCAATATCACCCCGCAGACGATTCTTAAAGAGGTTACACAGAATGTAATTATCATTCCTGTTGTAATTCAAAAGACTTTTGATGCCACAGGTTCCTTTTCTGTCGTTCTTCCTGTAACTAGCGATACAGATGTAACACCGCAACCTTTTATTTATACTTTTGAAGAAAACTTTACAGGCGGACGCACAATCGAATTGGCTCTTCCTCTATCGGTAGCAGGAACAACTCAGAACTTAGCCGATTTACTACCAGCCCTTGATTCCGCAGACGCGGCCGCTTATGTATCTGTGGACGCTTATCAGGCTTTATTAACTCGCTATAATGGTGCAGAAAGTATTCGGGTTCTTGTTGTTGATGCAGATGAAAAAGCAGATGACGCAGAAACTTACGCTACCGACGCTTCCAAAGCGGCGAGCGCTCTAGCCAATTACAACACTAACCAGTTGATGATGATGGGAGTCTAAAATGGCTGAGCCGTATGTACCCATTGCCCGATATAACACTTCCAATACTTTATTAACAGATTTAGAAGTTGCGACAACTGAGGCTTCAACTAATACCGCTTTATTATCAACCGCAGTTAGTAGTGCTTTAACATCTAAACAAACGGCAGAAAATCTTGTTGGTTCAGGATTTGATTTATTCTTTTTGGTTGGTGCGTAATGGCACTAGCCGCAACTCTGACAACCGTAACTATCACGGGTAATTATGTAAATTACGAAGGTGCCTCTATTGCAGGGCAGGTTCGTTTTACCCTCGGAGAAGTTCTTCGTAATGGTACAGATGACCAAATGGTTGCTCCATCTAGCGTCGTGGTTCCTCTTAGCGCTGGTGCCTTTTCGGTCACTCTACCCGCTACAAACGACCCTGATGTTATACCTAACCCTTTTGTCTATACCGTCGAGGAATCCTTCGCTGGAGGGCGTACATACACGATTTCGGTGCCTTATACGACTGCTGGCTCACTAGATTTAGCCGACCTAAGCCCTACTCCTACATTGAGTCAAAACTATGTACAGGCTATCGACGAAACAAGTTTTACAACTCTTGAAACTAACATCACCGCTTTGGATGTCTTAATCAATCAGACAACAGACAAGATTCTTGCTTCAGGAAAGTATTGGTACATCCCTAGTACATACGCCACATACACGGCGTTAGATACTGCGTTTGCAACTTATACCGCATTAACCGCTAGTGAGTATAGTTTGGATGGCGCAGATGTTTCTGCCTTCGTCACCTTGGCTCAAGCCTCAGCGTCAAGTGCTTCAGCAAGTGCAACAACAGCCACAAATAACGCGACTGGTACAATCAGTCCATTACTTCTAATCGGAGGATAACCGCATGGCAACTACTTACAAGGTATTGGGTCAATCCAATCCCTCAGCCACGACGAACACCACTCTGTACACCTGCCCTGCCTCAACACAAACGGTTATTTCAACAGTCACAATCTGTAACCAAGCGGCGTCGTCAGGTACATACAGAATCGCTGTCCGTCCAAACGGAGCGACAATCGCTCCTGAACACTATGTTGTATACGATGCAACAATTCAAGCCAATACCACAGCGGCTTACACTTTAGGTCTTACTATTGATGCTTCAGATGTTGTAACTGTTTACGCATCAGCATCAACTATGTCATTTAACGCGTTCGGAAGCGAGATAGCATAATATGGCAATTACCACTAATGGAGGCGCTGGCGTAACCGCAGATGCGGTAGCCACCC